CTACTGATTCAACTGGTAATACCGATACCTCTCTAACTACAATCCAAGATGTATTGTTTTTGACTAACAATAACAGAAAATATAATCCTAATGTTATCGAATTGAGGGGTAACCACCAACCACAAGACGTAAACTTTGATCTGTCCCAATTCGGGGTATTTCTTAGTTCTGATGTTATTAGAATAACTTTTCATTATAATGACATGCTTGACTCGCTGGGTAGGAAACTTATTGCCGGTGATGTGTTAGAGTTCCCTAGTATGCGAGATGTTCCGATCTTTGATAATGCTGTCGGCATAAATAGGTACTATGTTGTGCAGGATGCCCTGTATGCTGCATCGGGCTACGGTCAAAAATGGTTCCCCCACATATGGATGATCAGGGCTAAACTAATGACAGCATCTGTTGAATTTACTGAAATAATAAATCAAGCTGCCACAGGGCAAACTGCAGGCGGTGTGGGGCAAGGTATAGGTATAATGCCCGAAGGTTTTACTGATACTGCCGACAACGATGGAAACCCAGGATTAGGATGTAACCCAAATATCAAAAATTCACTAGACTTATTTTGCAAAATTATCAAAATCACAGATGGGGTTGTTGCAGAGGCCGAGAAAAATGCATTCTTTGATCCAAAGTTTTTCGAGAGCGCAAACCTATACATTTACTTGGATGAAAACAGCTATCCTATTGTCGGTAGCAACTACTTTAGTGGGGACGGGGCACCTCCCAATTTATCTACCGATAATAGCCAGAATTTAGTGCCTGCCGGGCCCCTTGTTGGCGCAGGCATTGCGTTCCCGCCTGGTATGGCGGATGGGGAATATTATTTGAGAATTGATTATTTCCCTGAGAGATTATTCCAGAAGCAAGGTAACTGCTATAAACTTATCGAGGTAAACGTTTTGAAAGTATGGACCGCATATAACCGAGTATTGGATACGTTCATTGATGGGACTAAAGATACTGTGTTATCCGATGGAACTGTTATCCCCGAGAAGCAAGCTATATCACAAGTTGTGCGCCAAAAAGTCGATCTTTATTCTGAACGAAAAACAAAAGTATTATCCGACGAATCTATTCGTGCTACAATAGCAGAAAATAGAGCTAAAACTAAACCAAATTAATGAACTACGAAAAAATATATAACAACATTATTATCCGTGGACAAAATAGAAAAATAGACGGATATTGTGAAACTCACCATATTATTCCAAAATGTATGGGTGGCAATAATGATCCAAATAATTTAGTCGAATTGACTGCAGAAGAGCATTTTGTAGTCCATCAATTATTAGTTAAAATAAATCCCGGGCATTCCGGATTGGTTCTTGGCCTACATTTAATGTGTACCGCAAATAACGAACAAATAAGAAATAATAAAAGGTTTTCCTGGATTAGAAAACAACATTCTTTAGCATTAACTGGAATTCCGTGTACCGAGGAAACAAAAATAAAGATAGGTAATGCTAATAGGGGAAGACCATCTAAATATAAAGGTATACCACGATCAGATGAAACAAAAGCAAAAGTATCTGCGGCCACTATAGGTAAACCTAAGACTCCTGCATCGAAGGAATCGAGGCAACGTATGGCTGAAAAATTGCGTGGACGACCAAAACCTCCGAGATCTGCAGAACATTCTAAAAAATTAGCAGATGCAAATAGGGGAAAGACACAAACTGCAGAATCAAATAAAAAACGCTCAGAGTCAATGACGGCTTATAGAGCATCACTCTAAAGAGGCATCCAAAATCGACTTTTTTTACGATGGCCAGGTAAGGCGATATTTACTACAGTTTATGAGAATATTTTCTGATATAAAAATCAGAAAAGGCCCCGACGCGAACGGGCTATATACAATCCAGAGAGTTCCTATAATGTATGGTGACCCGTCGTCTATGGTGGCGCAACTCATCAAAGGTGCAAGCGAAAATACAATGCTACCGGCGCCGATGTTCAGCGCCTGGATTGAGAATATCAAAATAGCACCAGATCGAAGACAAGACTCTCAGTTTGTAGGTAAGATATCTACTGTAGAAAGGGAGTTCAATCGCCAAACAGGCGAATATGGATCAGGGCCAGGTGTAAGGCAAGAAATAGAAAGATATATGCCTGTGCCATATGACTTGAGTTTTCGGTTAGACGTATGGACAACAAATGTAACTAACAAGTTACAGATATTCGAACAAATAGCAGTTATCTTCAATCCGTCAATCCAGCTACAACAAAATAGCAACATACTCGACTGGACGAATATTATGGAGGTGTGGTTAGAGGATGTTGTTTGGACGAACCGATCTGTGCCCCAAGGCGGTGAGGATGACCGAGATGTAATGAGCTTCAAATTCAAAGTACAGTCATGGATCAATCCTCCTGCTAAACTAAAAAGAAGTGGCCTCATTGCAGAGATTGTTACACGGGTTTTTTATGAAGCTGACGTAGACAATGTCAGGGATCGCGTAGACGGGTTTAATGACCCGTTCGAGTGCATAGGAGGTATACCAGTTCAAATCGTAACATCCGAAGGCAATTACAGAATATCTGTATCTAAAGGGGCGGGAACTGACACAATCACATTATTAAATGAATATGGGCAAGCAGATCCCGCCCTGAGTTGGCAAGATTTAATACAAAAGTATGGCCAGATTACTCCGGACATTACTAAGATCAGATTAAAGCTCGATCCTAATCTGGATGTGACTGACTCAGATATTATTGGTGGCATCGAACAAGATCCAAATAATCAAAGTGTGCTCCTGTTTACTCCGGACATAGACACTCTGCCGGCAACCACTATATTGCCGATCATAGCAATTATAGACCCCACAGAAGTTTATCCAGGAAACGGTCTACCTGCTGCAATGCCAGGCCAGAGGTATTTGTTGGCATCTGCAGATAGTGCCGGAGAAGAACCCGCAATACCACCAAATGTACCAACATCGCCGTGGAGTCAGAACATTATTGCATACCCAAACGATGTTATAGAATTTAACGGAATAAATTGGGTAGTCGTTTTCGATTCACAAAATGCAACAGGAAAAAGTTATGTTATAAATAATGAAAATGGGTATCAATACACTTTCGATTCTGATGAAGGTGAGTGGGCATATACATACTATGGTGTGTATCAACCAGGGTACTGGAGAATAGATAACATAATATTAGCACCTGATGGAACCACAATCTCAAATTACGAATAAGATGACAGAATCTGGACAATCTAATAAAACTGGAGTAGGTGCGCTTATAGTATCTATTAAAACATCCAGAGTATTGTTGGGTCTTCGTTCGCCATATAAGACGCATGCTCAACAATGGGCATTATTCGGAGGTATGGTCGAGACCAACGAACAACCTAAGGATGCGTTGCTCAGAGAACTAACTGAGGAAATGAATTTCGTTCCCGATTTCGAGAGAATATATCCATTTGATGTCTACCAAAGTAAAGATAAACATTTCAAATATTTTAGCTTTATATGTGTTGTGGCGGATGAATTCATGCCAGAATTAAATAAAGAGAATTGCGGATATTGCTGGATATCGTTGGGTGAATGGCCTAAACCAATGCATCAAGGCGCTAAAATTAGTTTTTGTAACAGGAGAGCCGAAGAAAGAATTAAGATGATATTATCGGAATTTCCTTAATATTATTTTTCTTCCTAGTTTCGCTCATTCTCTTTTTTGATTCCTCCGTATGCTTTCGACCAGACATGCCATTGATAATATCACCAGACGCACTTTTTATTTTCATTGTTTCGCTTATTTTTCTCCTATGATCTTCCGATTTTTCGATACCCTTTGACCAACCTGGTTTTCCTTTTTTTGCATCTTTCATTTTCCGTTTGGTTTCATCAGAGTGCTTCTTTCCAAAAAAATGATTATTTTCTTTAGATTGGGCAGCGCTCATTTTCTGTTTTGTTTCATCTGTATGTTTTCTACCTAACATAGGTTTATTATTAACATTTATTAATTCACGAATCCACCCATATGTCCTGTTAGTTTGTTTTCTGTTGTTACCAACACACATCATGTTAAGTGCATAAATTAATTTATTATTCAACGGATGTATTTTAACCAATAACAAATGTGCAATAAAATGTTCTCTAGGTGTCAATAATGTTATATTCGTGATATCATCTGGGCCGCCCATGCATCTGGGAATAATATGATGACCTTCATAATAAATGTGTTTATTACGGATTCTATCGTCTGTTGATGATTTTAAAATTAAGTCAGTGTATATCTTTTGATAATTCATGCATATATTTATCGTCAATGGGATTTGTACTTGACATAAACGAAACGCATCTTAAGCCAGCATACTATCGTTTAATTTTGTAAACCACCTTAAAATCTGGGCAATCGATAAACATGTCAGGTGTTATTTTCTTCTTCGCCCTGACTAGCTTTTCAAAATTAGCAAATTTCTTATTATAATCGGGTATATCTGCCAGCGCAAGTCTGATAAGCTCAACACAGTTTATCTCTAAATCATTTTTTAGATTAAAGAGGTTATCATAAGGACGACCTAAAAATGTCTTAGCCTTATCAAATGCCAATGTCCAGTCCTCCAAAGACATATTGTTCGGGACAATAAGAGCAATATCATATGTAGGTTCGAAGACCTGCTCGAACGTCGAAAAGTGAACTCCTTTTCCGGTAGCTTCGATAAGTCTAAAGTCATCATCAGATTTTACTTCATCTTCTAGATTCATCAGTACATGTGAATATCTTCCCCAGTTGCCTGTGAGTAGAAAGTGACCCAAGCAGATAAAGAATGTAGTGAGTTGATTATCTCTGCGAGTGGCAATGATGTAATAATCGTGCGTTAGCTTCTCTCTTAGTGCCTGTTTATGTTCTTCAGACAACTTTGATTTTTGTCTCCAATGAATCTTAGCAACGAGTTCAATGAACCATATTTGCACTGCTTGAAAAAATGTCCTTTTCATATTACTCTCCGTATGTTAAGGGCCACCCAGTAAAATAATTGTATGCGTTCGGATCGGCCGATGCTATCATTTGCGAACGATGATATTCTGCTGTCCCAAAAATAACTTGGTCAGATGCTGCTGTTGCTTGGAAAATTTGGCCGGCCAAGGTCGGTATCATTTCAACAAAGGATCCGTCCATTGTTTTCCACATAATTCCTGCTGGAAGGCCAGCGCCCATAATAACAAGCCCTAGCTGCTGAATTCGGGATGGCTGATCTGAATGATACCACTTGGTTCCGACCTTTATTCCATTCTGAGTTCTTCGATCACGCTCTGCCTGGATTAGCCTCCACATTTCGGCTCTATTCGATGCTAATCTTACCGGATCTGCCGCTATTTCTTCATCCGTCATCACATGTATGTTTGGCTCATTTAACCATGTCCAGTTGTGTGCCCCAACAACAAAGGCCCTGACTGGGTCGTCAAATACCGGGTTCACAATCCAGTCAGACGGGGGAAAGAATTCAGTTTCGATGCCTGTAATACTGCGATTGGTGATTGTACTACTGTTATTTGCCGCTAAGGATATGACAAGACTTGTGTTGATTCCAGCAGTGGTGTCACTAACAACTACTGATGAATTTTTTCCAACACTATTACTTGTAAATGTGAATGTGTTATCATTCATAGACACAGTTGCACCGACAACTTCACTATCGAGCATTACGGCAATCTGGGACATTGTCTCCGAGCCAGTGGGATCAATAGTAAATGTGAATGGACTACCGGAATCAATAGTTATGTCTATGTCATATATTCCAGATAAATTTGCTGGAGAATTTGGGTTGGGATTATTTCCAGAATTTGCCACTAAAGATAGTGTGGCCACCCCATTGGTGGGGTCAGGCGATTCGACCCAAGAAAATTTAGCCTTATTGAATGCTGTTAACATAATTACATCAATTCCAGAATGTGATAAAACTTGGTCCACGTAATGTCAGCACTGTTGAATGTTACTGCTACGTTAAATGATTGGTTATTTGCACTGTTGACCGATGCATTATTGCCCGTTAGTATTGCGTTTGATAAAATTTCATCGGAACCCAAGTCGCCTGTCTGTCCTGTGAGCGGCGTCCCAATACCACCAATTTGTATAACACCGTTGAGCGACTGACTAGTTACAGAATTGTTTGCACATAGAACTAATTCTATATAAAACCCAGTATCTGCGCCAGCGACTAAGGAGGGAGATATGTCTGACCACATGGTTGTGCCACCATATGATACAGAGATTGTTACATTCCTGTTGCTGCTGGCTGCGTTTGACCATAGCCCGGCAAGAGTTAACTTTAGTATTCCTTGTGTTCCGAGCGTGCCCCCCAGTACAGTGTAAGTATAGGTATTTGTCGGTCCAGCGGTAGTAATGACTGCGGTTGTGGTGGTCTTGTCTATTACCTGTGTGGTTGTTGCCCAATTTGGTGCAGAATAATATTCGAACCTAGACAGGGGTGTGTTATACTGCATCATTCCGTTGACAGGAGTTGGTCGTTGGGCAGTTGTGCCTGCCGGTATCTGCAGGAATTGCGAATCTATATTGGCAATGTTGGTGCCGTCCACATCCCATCTAAACCCACTTGTGCCGCCGCCCACGGCGCCCCGGCCCCCAAATGCATTTTGAAACTGAGGTGCCGCGAATGAACCTGTGCCAACGGTGTCGAATCGTATATATGGCGGATCGTCGTCTCCATCAGTCAGTCGCAATCTCGGTGCGTTACCGTCATATGAATGTGTAATCCAGGCGCTGACTGCTGCCGAACCCCGGTTGAAGTAGACCCGTTGTGCTTCGATTTCTGATGCCGATGCTGCTACCTCGACATAAGTCGACGCTGTTCCGGGGTCTGTTATTCCACCGACTGCTAAGTTTAAATCAGGTGTAGTGTTGTTTATCAACAAATAACTACTTGTCGAATCCCAGGTCATAAATGACGACCCGGCAAATGTTCCAGAACTGTTAAACTGGATACTATTTACAGGAGCGCCGGGGTTGCCACCGTTAGACAATGTCACCCATGTAGGTGCCGCTGCGCCGTTTGACTGTAAATATTGCCCTGATGTGCCAGCGGCCGATATAGCCATTGCTGACCCGGTACTGTAAACTATTCCACCGTTAACTGCTGTCAGGTTTGCATTAGATCCGCCGTTTGCTAAAGGTAGTATACCCGAGATATGAGTTGTTAGGCCAATCTTTCCATACAATGGGGCGACGCCTACTCCGCCCGATATTAATGCGTTACCTGTAGCAACACCTGCAAGGTTTGTATATGTGTTTGCTGAGGTTGCAACCATAATGTCGCCGGTGGTTGCTGTATTAGGTAATACAGTTGTCGACCATAATGGCGCAGTGCTGACGCCGCCGGATCTCAAATATCTTCCAGCAGTAGCATCGGCCAATCTCGCTAAAGTTGATGTGGTGTTAGCAAAAAGAATATCACCAATGACATACGTGCTTTGACCTGTTCCGCCGTTTACAGCAGTAACTGGAGTAACCAAGGAGAATTGATTTCCGAATAGTTGTAATCCGTTTCCTGCCGTATATGCACCACTTCCCGAAAACTGTGCCCAAACAATGTTTGTGGCACCGATTGTGATAGGGGCATTTGTGCTCTGTGCCCAACCGGAATCTGCATTTGCTGTACCCTGGTCTACATAAACAGACGCCCCTACAAGTTCGGCGCCGGTATTGGCATCAGATGAACGAACTGGTGCACCGGATACCTGTACAATATAGATTCCGTTTTCTGTTTGGGTCGTTTGATTCTTAATAAGAATTCGATCGCCGGTTGCTAGTGTAACACCGTCAATAGTCTGTCCGTTTGCAAATGCAGTTGACAACGCGCCGTTTACTGTAGTGGCTGCTCTAACTGACTGTTTCCACGATAATCCAGCAATTGCTGCATCAACATAGTTCTTGTTAGCAGCATCCGTTCCTGCTACTGGTGCATTGGGTAATACAACTTGTGTTGAACCCCCGGACATTACTAAGTTACCGGTCATTGTGTCGCCGGCTTTCTGTACATATGTGCTGTTTATCAAAGGCGTAATATCGCCCGCAACTACCGCAGACGTTGCAGTTACTCTACCAAATGTATCAGTAGTAATCTTTACAAACTGATCAGAAACAGGTGAGCCGGCGGTTGCAAGGTTAAATGTTACTGCGCCAGTTGCTGAAGAAACTGTAATATTTCCTGCTGTACCGATTGCCGACGTTACCCCGGTGTTATTGATTGTTATAGAACCCGCGCCATTTGTGATGCCAATTGCTGTTCCTGCTGTTAGTGTGGCAAGAGATAATCCTGTGCCGTTGCCGATTAAGAGTTGACCGTTTGTTGCTGTTGATGTATTAACACCTGTACCGCCGTTTGCTGGATTTAAGATACCAGCAAGTGTTACTACACCGGATGTCGGTGTAGATGGTGTAAATCCTGTGGAGCCTGCACTAAACGTGGTTACACCACCTGCAGGTGCGGCCCAGGATCCGTCTGCCCTAAGGAATGTTGTAGTACCTCCGCCGGATAACGGAACCACGCCAGGTTCTGTTGCCGTGAATACGTTTGGAGTAAGTGTAATAGTACCAGAAGTTGTTACAGGGGATGCGCCAATTGTTATCGAGTTCGCATATGTTCCGTTTGATGAAACGCCTACTGATGTTACTGAGCCGTTACCACTTCCTAGTGGTGTCCACGAACTGTTAATATAGCTCTCAATGTTATTGAGGTCAGAGTTATACCGCATTGCACCATTATCCAATCCGGCTACCGGGCGCTGAGCTGTTGTTCCAATTGGTAACTCAAACGCGCCAGGGCCGCCGATTGTTAGTAAATTCGTTGTGTCCGGTGTAATCGTTTCCGTCGTGTAGTCAAAATCCATTATTATCTCCAAAACTATTATTCTATTATTTATCACAAAAGCATAAAAGAAAACCCGCGTTACGCGGGTTTTCTGAGTTAGTAGAAACTTTAGTTTGTAACTTCTGTTGTTCTCACAGTAGCAACCCAATTAAAGTCTTGTGAAGTTTGGCCTCTCACTTCGACCCTTATCGCACCGTCTGTTGTATTCTGTGTAACTCTGGCATCGAGAAGAATTGTTGATTCACCGATAACAGTCTTAGATGGAGTACCAATAAATGTCAGTGATCCGGATGTTGCATCCTTCTTCGCAATACCAACAAATCTGTAACCTGCGCCACCAGTAGCGTCTGTTCTGCGCCCTGCAACAAGTATATCAAATGTAAACAGTGAGTTATCTGGTAATACAATCATTTCGGCAACCCCATCTAAGAACAATTCGGTATAAGCGTTATCGGTTGTTTGATTTCTTAGAACATAGATGCCCATTTGCGCATCTCCGGCAGTTGCAAACGAACCGTTTGCATATGCCTTCATACCGACTATACGTGCATCCGACCCGTCTCCGACTGCAAAGCCATCGGTGGCTGTGGATGTCGAGCCGCTGCCAATTGCCACAGCATTGATGCCTGTTGCTGATGGGGCATTCGGTGTTACTGCATTTTCGGTATATAGCTGAAGTGCTGAGCTTAAATCATCTAACACCAATGCACGGAATGTTGGTTCTGCTGCGCCGCCGGTTGTTGGGCCTGCAAATACAGTATTAGCAGTCTGTGTATTCAACGAGAATGTCAGTGTTCCTGTTGTTGTAACTGGAGAACCAGATATTGCGTAGATAGGTGCTGTAGAACCATCTGACAATGCAACCGAAGTAACTCCTGTATTATTAATTGTAAGAACACCGGCAGTAGGAACTACAGAAATACCTGTCCCTGCCGTGACTGCCTTATACTCTAATGCAGTCCCAGCAATATCAACGCCGAGTATTGTGTTTGCTGCGCCAATCGTCGTAAGGCCGGTGCCGCCGTTTGCTGTTACAAGAGTGCCGCCGAGAACTATGTCCCCCGAATCTGGCCCAACTGGTGTTAGACCGGTTGTACCTGTACTAAAGCTGGTAACAACTTCAGTATCGTCAATGTCGATTGTGATTGACCCTGGTGCATTTGTGACAGTTACGCCAGTACCGCCTATGATTGTACCTGGTACTGGCGGATTGCCAGTTGAACCAATAAGTATCTGACCGTCTGTTAGTGCTGCCGTTGATACTATTTCTCCACCGGTGGTTACATACAGTGCCGAATTTGGTGTAAGTGTATCAACAGTCAGCGATGTTGTAACTTGTAGTGATCCCGGCAGGATCACTGCGGAAGGCAATGTTAGTACAACATCACCAACTGTTGGTGTTGCAGTAATTTGATTTGCTGTTCCTGTGACCGATGTAACCAATTCAGTATTGTCGACGTCAATGGTGATTGTGCCCGATCCGTTTGTAACAGTAATACCTGTCCCACCAGTAATAGTATTCAGGGTAAAACCTGAACCATCACCGATTAGTAATTCGCCGTTTGCTGCGGATGAAGTGTCTAGCCCGGTTCCGCCGTTTGCATTCGACACTGGCGAAATTAGAGAAAACTCATTACCGATAAGTTGTAAGCCAGTTCCCGCTGTATATGATCCTGGGCCGGCGAACTGTGTCCACAATATAGGATCAGTGCCGAGTGTATTTACTTGTGCTGTTTGTACCCAGGCTGTATCAGCCCACGTAGTGCCTTGCTCAACAAATGCTGCTGCGCCGTTAATTTCGTCAATCGGTGTTAGTTCGTCCATATCTGGCGAACGTATCCATGCACCAGCTGCTGCAATATAAATGCCGTTTTCGGCATCATTTGTTTGGTCTTTGACAAGGACTCGGTCGCCCGCAACAAGAGTCACACCGTCGATTGTTAATAAGCCGCCTGTGGTGAGATCAATGTCGGCGTCCGAAGCTGCAATTACAGATGTTTTCCATGAAAGACCATTTGCAAGCGCATCAGCATAAGCCTTTGTAACTGCATCGGTTGCATTTGTTGGAGTACCCTGGAGTGTAACACCCGAGTATGTACCAGAACCAACAAACGTTCCACCTGTTGCAGTAAATGCTCCGGCACCGTCACCGGAAAGTATTGCTCCGGGATTTGCGTCTAAATCTGAAGAAACAGTTTGCCAAGTAGGCGCGCCTGTGCCCCCCGAAATGTACGCCTGGCCTGATGTACCTGCTGTGCCGACCGCAAAAGCAGTGGCCGTGCTGTAAATAGGTGCACCTGCAATACCTGTTAAGTTCGCATTAGTTCCGCCATTAGAAAGTCCCAATAAGCCTGCGAGAACAATGTCGCCACTTGTTGCCGAGGATGGAGTAAAACCAGTAGTACCTGCAGAAAATGTAGTAACTGCAACCGTGCCTAGTGTAGTCGGTGCATAAGTCGTACCGGCTGCTGAATACAAAAACTGACCAGCTGCTGGAGCAGTCGATGACCCTGTACCGCCCGATGGTGCGCCTAAGGTACCAGACAATGTAACTGCACCAGTTGTTGCTATTTGCGGCGTTAGTCCGTCTAAGTCTGTTTGGAAAGACGAAACAGCTCCAGCAGTTGATGTTAGTTGTTGCCAAGTTGTACCATCAAAATACTCAAGTTGAGTAATAGTGGTATTGTATCTAAACATTCCTTCAATGTCTGTTCCGCCTGCTGCGGCCGGACGCTCGGAGGTTAATCCTTTAATAAGGGTTAACGCACCGGATCCGAGCAATGTAAGAACGTTTGCTGGGCCCGAGCCCAGTGGTGGGTTTACCGTTACATCTAGTGTCGCAAGCCCCTGATAAATCGTACCCGTATCAAAATCAAAATCCATTTTATTATTTTCCTTAGTTTGTAATTTCGACAGTTTCGACCGAGGCCACCCATCGTATAATTTTACCTGATTCTCCTGTCACTAAAATCCTTAGTGAGCCGTTTGCAATGTCAGCACTTATATTTATATCCCAACTTGGATTAGACTCCGCTAACACCACTTTATTCACCGATCCTTGGATGGCCGTTGATGCTGCTCCAGCGCCCCTATATATAACACCCGAGGCGGTGTATCCAGCGTGCCCGTTTCCTGCATCTGTTCTGTGTCCCGTAACCATGATCCTAAATGACCAAGTAGAGTTATCTGGCAACACTAACCTAACCGTGCCGCCGGTGCCATCGACAAAAAGTTCTGCCGGTGATGCGCTTATTGTATTCGATCTTAATAGATATTTTCCTGCCTGGGCATCACCTGTATTACTAAATCTACCACTGGCCTGCACTACGCCGCCTTGTGTTCTTGCAAGAGACTGCAATCCTATGCCTAACGCGCCGGGGGCCGATGTCGCTGTACTTGCACCAGAACCTATTGCTACAGAGTTTGTTCCTGCTGCAACTGGTGCAATAAATCCAGTTGAGTTTTCATCGTATAAATTTAATTTTTGTGCTATTACTTGCCAGGTGGCACCATCGTAATAGTAAATTCCATCACCATTAGTAACACCCCTATCAACATACATTGCACCTAAGTTGTCAGCGCCGACAGGGACACCGGTTCCCTGTCTAATGCTAGGTGAGCCGCCGTTGTTAATGACCTGTAAAGAATTTGTTACGTTACCCAGTCCTGCTTGAGAGGGTGTAATAGATATACTTGCATTTCCCGCTGCTGTAAGTCTTCCCTGGGAATTTACTGTATATGTTGCTACACTTGAGGCTGAACCATAAGGTCCTGGAATCACTGCCGTGTTTGCTAGTGTTGTCGTTACAGGGGATAATCCAGAACCGGTAACATCACCTATTAAAGTTATTGATCCAGATGCAGGAGATGTCCATGATAGTGATCCAGCACCATCCGTAGTCAAATATTGGCCCGGGGAACCTAATGTAATCGGATAGTCATTCCCTGTAATTGTTACAGGATTTCCACCGTTTAAAATGTCAAAGTCGTTAGTGTCTAAGTCGCCACCGAGTGTCGGCGACGGATCAAAAATAACATCGGTGTTATTCGCTAACAGTGTACTGACTTTAATCGCCATTTTTTAAATTTCCAGTTTATACCAATTCATGTATTTATCATAAAAATGATAAATCACCGAACTACAAAATATTAAATCGGTGTATAATCAGAAATCTTTTCAAATGACACAGTCATGATTGGGCTATATATATCTGCCGGAGAAGTCGGCGAATACAAATACAAGTAAGGATACATTTGATTAGATGCGGCAGCTTGCCATATATAGATATCAGTCCATGTAATTGTTTCTGTGTTTATTTGGGCAGGGAATGATGCTGCACCAGAGAATACAGAACTGTTAGCAGCGTAACGCACATGCTGCGTAGAATCACTAGTAAACATAGACCCCCCTCCTAGCTCAAACTGTGTACCATATGCAATATCACCTGCCGGTAGTGGTCCAGGGAAGGGGACATTTATTTTAACTAATACTGTAATTTTTATAATTGCATTTTCTTCCGCAGTGTATCTGTCAGATCCATTCCATGTGACAATCGGTGTTAATGGTGAAAGGTCGCCAAGTTGATTTACTACCCACGTTGTGAATATATCACCGTTAAATACCGGGGAAGGTGACAATGGTTGCATATAATATGCTACATTCGATACGGTGCCGCCTCCTGAGGGTAATGACCAGTATGGCGCATTACCCGGCCCATCTGAGGTGAATATGTAACCGGAATCCCCTGCTGCTCCATTTAGATATACCTCTGATTGTATATCCACGACACCATTTGTTGATTTTAGTCTTAGTGATTGAATTCCGTCAATCACTAACTCTTGTCCTGCACCGGATTCTATTAGCCCTGAATCTAGAAGATCACCAACTGTGAGGGTGTTTGTTGGTTGGTCGTAGATTAATGTTGGGTCAGATGTGACACTGGCTCCTGTACCGTAGAGTACCTGAGTGTCCGGTTCGGCAATCGAACCGCTTACCGGAGATGGTGACCATAGCCCCGAATTATATGTTAACACATAGTCGTCGATAGCCCCGGCGGTATCGACATCACTCAAACCACCGAGAGTTAGGTTTGTTTGCGGGTCAGATATTTTCTTTTGTATAATTCTTACCTCATTTCAAATTGTAATCTGTTGCCCTATGATGGTGCCATTTTTCGCAAAGGCCTGTTGGTGGCACCAACAGTATATTCAATGTTATATTTGTCTCTTTGCTGCCTATAATATAGTGTATTCGATCTAGTATATCCAATCATTACATCCGAGTCTGCATTATAATAATCCCTGGGCTCATCAACACAAACTCTACAACTTGTTGTTCCTGGAAATATCCTAGTAGTATACCCCGATAAATCTGTATCGAAATAATATAAGTTCGATCCTGCAAGTGTCTGCCAGGCAAATGCAAGTCCCATATTATTATCAAATGCCAAGGATACAGTAAGTACGCCGGGCATAGGTAAAGTAAACACTACAGAGGATAATACCGGCTTGATATTGATATTCGCACCGTCATAGGATATTTCCCAATTCTGATATAGTCTTCCCTCGGATGGGTCACTAAGTGCAATGCCACCGGGTACAATCTGAGACACTGGATCATATGGTAAATCGTAAGGAGGCTGCAATGCAGTAACTACCGGAATGGTAGTAAAGTTGCCGCCTGGTATCATACCGCCGCCCAAGAGAATCTGGCTGTTATTGACATTGTCCTTGTGTTATCTTTAGGAACTACAGGTGTTACTTGCATTTGGTATGCCATAGTACCAAGGGGAAAACCTCCTCCCCATCCTAGCAAGAATATACCCACTCCACCGGTTGCATTACCTTGAGTTATTGACCAGTTGAATGTGTCATCCCTAAAATACGAAGATGTCGAATATACCCCGATGGTGCCCACCCCATCTAAACCTGATGTCGCCGGTGATGCAGTTATTGCTGAAAGGCTTGTTGCTGCTGCACAAGTCCTAGGTAATTTAATAGGGTTAAATACTACATTGTTAGATGATTGTGGAGCGCTGAACATTGATGCTGAATTTCCAAACGATCCGACGCTCCTAGGCCTTAGTGTGTAGTTATGAGATGTTGCGCCTATATTTATTGAACCGGTTGAATCAGCCAAATCTGGTACTAGGGTCAATCGATAAAATACAGTCAGTTGGTCAATGGCGGTCA